ACCATTATGTGTGGTAATTGCATTCCCAATAGACTCAGACACCTCGCTGTTTGTTACTAATAATGTTGTATCTGGAATGCCGTGAACATTTGTTGTTGATGTAGAGTGGGTCATTCCAGCTTGTGTAATAACTCCCAATGCATTTGTCATAGTTGCTGCATAATTTTCATCTTCGCCTATAGCTTCCGCCAACTCATTTAAAGTATTAAGTGTTTCTGGTGCAGAGTCAACAAGTTCAGCAACTTTATTGTCTACATATGAAGTTAAGGCTAATGTACCTGAAGCGTTTGGCAAAGTAACTGTGCGGTCTGCTGTTGGGTCCCCAGCCTCTAATACTGTTTCAAACTCATTATTTGTTGTGCCTTCAAAAGTAATAAAGTGTGGTGATGGAAGATAGATTCCATGAATACGTGGAGTGCCACCAGTTGCTGTAATCTCTCCTCCGTTAATTGTTGGAGTTGTTAAAGTCTTATCTGATAGGGTTTGTTGTCCAGCTAAAGTGACTACGGTATGATTTCCGTTTCCAATTGGTATTGTTGTAGAGTTTCCACTATGGCTAAGCTTTATATCGGTGCTGTCTATCTCAATTGTGGCTGTGTCTAAATAGAGTGTTGTGCCAGATAGATACAAATCTTTAAACTTATTTTCAGGGGATCCCAAATCGTATGTGGCATCAGATGAAGGAATAATATCTCCTCCAACTGTTGCTCCATTTATAATAGGGCTTGTTAAAGTTTTATTTGATAAAGTTTGTGCTGTATCTGTTCCAACAACTGTTGTAGTTGCATCTGGGAAGGTGATAGTTCTGTTTGCTGTTGGGTCTGTTACTGCAAGTGTAGTTTCAAAATCATTACCTGTTGTGCCCTCTAATATAATGCTTGACTTTGGAACAAGTAGGTTGCCGTTAGCATCTAGCTTTGCTGGTCCGCCTGCATTTCCTACATCTGCTAGTAAAACATAATCAGATGTTACTGTATTTTGTAATCCGCCAACTGCGTTATCTACATATGAATTTGTGGCAATAACATTTGTATCAACTGTGATAGAAATTGTATTTGTAACGTCATTGTAAGACTTTGTAAGACCTGAGCCCATTGAAAGAGCTTGATCAATTGCATCTTGTGCAATTTCGGTAATGGCTGGCGAGTCAGCGGCTATGTATGAAAGACTAGTCCATGCTGTGTTGCCAGTTCCAATTTTTAACTTACGAGTGTCTGTTTCAACACCCATTTCTCCTGCTGCTAGAGTAGGATTTACTGAGGTCCACTCTGCTGCTGTGCCTCTTCTTACTTGAATTCTTACTGTTGACATATTTATTACCCCTTATTTGCTAATTATAGCATTATTTTGTTTAAACTAGAACCCCAGAATCAAATATAATTCCATATACTGAAGTCGATGGAGATCCACCGTCAGCAAATTTAGTTGCTGTGGTGTTTACTCCGTTTGCCTGTACTGTGTATATTGGAAGTCCATTATAATCTATTGCTAATCCAACATCCATAAACCCAATTTCTGTTGAGTTGTCTGGAATATCTGAGACAAAAGCTATAGGACTCCAAGTTCCATTTAACTGGATTTGTAGCTTATTTGTTGCTGTATCAAATCTTAAGGGGGTTGTTCCCAATATAACGTCAGAACCAAATGTGGCATCTCCTGCGACATCGATTCCATTCTTAACTTTAAAGTTCTTATCTGTTGTTGACATTTAAGTTCACATATCCCCTAATTGTTTTGGTGGGGTTTTGAAAGGACCCCCTACCTTTATTTAATTATTTAATTAATGTTGCTACTACTGTTACTGTTGTATTTGCATGAACAGTGTCTACTTCTATTGCAAGATTTCCATTTAGGTAAGATGCTCCAACTGATCCAAGAGACCCGTTGGTTCCGACCATACCAAATTCTGTTATTGCTATATTGTTTGATGAATCTGTAGTTAGTAGAACTTCTGAAATCTGTGAGTGTGTTGCTGTTGCAAACTTAACCCAAGCTTTTGCTGTTCCGTAGTCTGACTTAGACCATGACATTACTGATGATCCTGTTTGAGCTGTAGGAACTACTCCTTGAGCTGCTCTTTGGGAGCTAAGATCATTTATGTTTAAAGCTGTAAACTCTGTTGTTCCGTCTAGAACATCGTCAAGTGCTGCTTGAGCTGTGGCTTCTGCTGCAGACTGTGCTGCGTTTGCCTTGCTTGTTGCATCTGCTGATGCAGTTGCTTCTGCTGCAGTCTGTGCAGCGTTAGCCTTTGAAGTAGCATCTGCTGAGGCTGTAGCCTCTGCTGCAGTCTGTGCTGCTGATGCATAACCCTGTGCTGCTGTGTCAAGATCAGAAATTTCTGAGTTAACATATGATGTGTCAGCCTTTGTTCCAACTAATGTTGTGAGGTTTGTAATTGTATCTGGTGAATCACCAAGTGCTTCTGCCAGTTCGTTAAGTGTGTTTAAAAGTTCTGGTGCTGAATCAACAAGTGCTGAAACTGCTCCATCTGTGTAAAGGTTTGCTGCTGCTTGTGCTGCGTTTGCCTTAGAAGTAGCGTCTAGTGCTGCTGCAGTGATTGCTGCTGCTTCTGCAGCGTTAGCCTTTGATGTTGCATCTGCTGATGCAGTTGCTTCTGCTGCTGCTTGTGCTGCGTTAGCCTTAGAAGTAGCATCGGTTGCTGCTGCAGACTGTGCTGCGTTTGCCTTGCTTGTTGCATCTGCTGATGCAGTTGCTTCTGCTGCAGTCTGTGCAGCGTTAGCCTTTGAAGTAGCATCTGCTGAGGCTGTAGCCTCTGCTGCTGCTTGTGCTGCGTTAGCCTTAGAAGTAGCATCGGTTGCTGCAGTAGCTTCTGCTGCTGCTTGGGCTGCTGATGCTGCGCCGTATGCATCAAATGTGTTTGCATTTATTGTAAGATTGCCAGCGTTATCGACATTAAATACGCCTGTGTCGACTGACTTTACAAGTGTAGGGCCACCAACAAGATTGAGAATATAAGAATCTCCGCCTGTTTCTGTAAGTATATTTTGGTTGTTGATTGTACCTGTTGTACCTTCAACTATAAGACCTGATTTAATTCTAAAGTTTTTTACTACTGTTGCCATTTATATGACTCCTCTTGTTGCCTATTTTATACTTTAAGTGCTGTCCTAACAAATCTTACTGCGATCTCGCCAGAAACTGGTGCGACTCTTAAGCTAATTATACCTGAATTTTCTTCAAAAGTATAAGTAAATATGCTGTTGATTGTGTTTGAAATGATATTAGATTCTGATACCATCATGTCTGATCCATCTTGAGTTGCAAGTATCTCTGATGTGTAAACATCTGAACCTTTTGTGACTTGAAGATTGTATCTTACTGTTTTCCAAGCATTTTTTGCAAATGAATCTACATTGGTAGGGTTTTCAATACCATAGACTGTAAGGTCGTTATTTCCTTCAAGTCCTAGTAAAATCTCTGGTGAAGAAGTGTTGTTTTCTATATCATAAACTGATGATTCAAGTTCTGCAATTTTGTATTGCAATGAATTTGTATCGCTAGATCCGTTGACTCCAATTTTTGTCTCTATTGCTTCAACTGCGTCGTTTAAGTTTGCATGCTGTTGCGAATGAGATGGGCTAGATAATGGATCAGATGCATTAGGGTTTACTAATGAATCTACTGAGTTTGGGAATCTTGTTGCCATGTTTACCTCTGATTTATGACTTATGATAATTATATCATCAAATAATTATAAATATCTGAAATTAAACTTTACCACCGTCTAGTAATGAAAGCTCTAAGAAGCTAGCATCATCAACGTTATTTGAAGGTGCGCCTCCATCAAAACCTATTACCTTTGGAAGAATTTCTGATACGCTTGCTGTTGTATTTATGTCTCTAAAAGTTATAGGATTTTCAATATCAATTGTATGAACTTCTCCATCGTATGTGTGTGTATGCATATAGAATGGAGCTGGGTCTGTGTTGCTTGCTATTGTTATCCATATAAGCCCATTATGAATCTTTAAGGCTTTTTCTGTTGTGTTAAAAAACACATCACCTACCGACCCAATCGGGTCGGAGGCTAGTGTTGTTAAGTTCAGTAAAGACTTAAATTTTCTTGACATTTATTATCCTACTATAACTACTCTGTATTCACCAGCTGTAGGAGCTACTGCAAATTTTACAGTAACAACTGAGTCTGATGTGTGCTGTACGTCTGCTTCTATTTGATTATAATCTGCATTGTTTTCAAATATTTGAACTGTAACGTCTTTTGTTGCTAAGTTATGAGTTACCGCATAAGAAGTTGCTGATCCGTCACCAATTGTGGTTGCATATTTTCTTGAAATATTGTGATAGTTTCCACCAACTTGACCAATTTGCCAAACATCTGCTGTTTCATTCCATAGAATTTCAGCATCTGCCTCATCGCCACGCTCAACAAGAATTCCAGCATCGGCTATTGGGGTTCCAGTTGCGTTGCTATTAAGATTTACCTTGTTGTCTTCTATATTAATTTGTGTGGTATTTACAGAGTTTACTGTTCCTATTACATTAAGGTTTCCACCAACTTGTAAGTTTCCAGTAATTTCAACATTATCTGGTAGACCTATTGTGACTGCTGCTGTCTCTGAGCCAGAGCCTGTTACTTCAATCTCATTTGCTGTTCCAGTAATTGTTGCTATGTAGTTACCAGTTGTATCTGTGCCAAGGGCTACTGAGTTTGGCTCAATAGTAGTTGAGATTGTTACATCTCCAAGATTGGTCATTGTTGCAGAACCAGTTACATCTCCTGAAAGAGTGATTACTGGGTCTTTATTAAGAGATACTGCTCCTGCTGTAACTGTAAAATCATTTGAATCAAATGAAGCAACACCCTTATTGGTATATGTTGCATCTTCTGCTGATACCGTAATTGTATTTTCTGTTACATCAATATCGATGCCTTCTCCACCATTTACAGTTAATCCTTCTGTAAGTAATGAAATAGATGTAGTTCCAGTATCTCCAGTTATTGAAAGTTCTGTTGCGACATCAACTTCACCTGCTGCTGTCAAACGACCTTGTGCGTCTACTGTAAATGTAGGTATTTTTGTTTGTGATCCGTATGATCCTGCATTTACTGCTGTGTCGTTGAGCTTTAATGTTGTTGTTCCTGCTACATCATCATAAGTTGCAGTAAGTGCTGTGCCTGCAAGTACGGAAGACCCAATGACATCCTGAATTACTTCTGTAGATCCTGATGTTGGTATCCAGTTTGTTCCGTCATAGAAAAACAGAACATTTAAAACATTGTTGTAGTAAATTTGACCAGTTACTGGGTTTGATGGTGCTGATCCTAGATTTTGAACTCTCGCATTCAGCAACTCATTCTTATTAAGGTCTAAGCTGACCGCATATTTTCTTGCCATTTCTTCTTCTCCTTTTTAAGACAGGTATGCTGTCCCTGAAAATGGTTGAGCCATAGTCAGTGTTATTGTATTTGTATTATTGTAATCTATTCCAGTTTCAAGTATATCTCCAGAGCTAGCCTTAACCGTTACGTTTGGGAAAAAGTCTAAGTTGTGGTTAAGAACTACAGAATATACTCCAGACACTGGGCCTGTTACTTGAGCGAGTTCCCAAGAGGTAGAATATGAATACTCAGAACCTTCTTGAATAAACTTAATTACTGTTGCTCCAGACCAAGATAGGTCTGTTAACTTTGGACCATAAAAATCCGTAGTTACTGTGTTGTAATAAAAGTCACCAACAACACCTAAATTATTTGCTGGGGCTGTTGTACCGTTTAATATTGTTCTTCCAGCAGGACCTTGTGGTCCTGGGGTTTTTACAATTACTTTATTTTTTACTTCTGTTACTATTACTTTTTCTGACATTATATAGTTACCGATCTACTGAGAGTTAAAAACCCTTCGAGGAGTTTTATTTTATTCCCGTTAGAATCGACAACCATAATGTCATAAGAAGATTTTGGATAAAAGAGTTTGTTTGTTTGAGTAGGTGTCATCTTAACAGTTAGTGTTCCAGTTGGACCATCAATTGTTATACCACCAGATGGTGATGTTAATGTAAATGCTAATTTAGATCCACCCTTAGTATCACGCACCTGCATTTTTGCAGTTGAGTTTACTAAACTTATCGGTGTTACTTCGTCCTCTGCGGTGTATTGGACCTCAAAGGTAAAAGTAGCATTTTGATCTACTTCAAAATTCTTTTGTACTGCCATTTGCAAAATCTCCTAAAATAGGAAAACTCCTATGCCTATTTTAGCACAGGAGCCATCCTAATTGACTGTTATTTTATTTTACTTTTTAAAGCCAAACTCTGTATTGCTTGGGCTTAATGCCTTAAGGATAACTGGGGCAACTGCTGCGACACCCGCTGCAATTAAATCCTTTGGATTTGTATTTCCAGTCATATAAAGAGCTGTCGCTGCTGCTAAAAACGCTCTTCCATAAGTTCCTAGGGCTGCTAGTATTTGTTCTGTGTATGTATTCATATTATCTCCTTTTTGGCCTTCGCCATTATATATTCTACCATTATGCGGATATATCCACAATCTCACAATTTCCATCTGAAGTGCAGGCTAATGTTTGGCTTCCAGAAGTTCCATCTTCTGTCTCATAGAAAGATAAATCTTCCCATCTAATACTTTGAGGCATTTTTGAAACAAGTTCTTCGTACTCTTCTTTTGTTACCTCTTGGTAAGGAGCTTGCTTGTAACTGTGATCTGAGTGCGGTAGGAACGAAATTCCAGACACTTCATCAAAATGCTTATATACCCAAGCTCCAACTTCCATCCATTCGTCTTCCTTTACAGAAACTGTAATAGAAGGTTTGTGTTCACACCATGCACGTTGATAGACTAACCAAATGTTTAGATGCTCAATAGCCGTCAAATCATTTCTAACAATTGCACCCTCTGGTGCCTTTACTGGAAATGAAAATACGTATGTTTCGTTTGGTTTCATTACATCATCTTCTACTGGAATTCCAACCTCCTTAAGAAATACCGAAATTGGATCTCCTTTTGAGCCACGAACAGTTCTAATATAATATGGAGAATGCCACGCATGCATTCCTGAAGACACCCCGACCAATTGAGATACTGTACCTGAAGGCTTTACGCAAGTAATAGCTGCAGACTCGGAAATCCCAATTTTTCCAGCCTCTTCTTTATTTGTTTCACGAGCATATTCTCTTAATGACATAAGGTAGGCTTCTAAAGCAATTATGTCTTGTTTCCCAGACATAAACTTGTGTCCAAATTGCCCAGTTAAAGAAACTCCAAGCAAACGCTCTTCTTCTGTATTGTCTTTCCAAATCTTTCTAAGATATTTAAAATCAGTTAATGTTGATTGCCAAGTTCCAAGAATTGTGGCTAGTCTTACCTTTTTTGCAATATCCTCTTTTGTATCCTCTTCACGTAATACGACTTCTGAAAGGTTACAAAACTGGTAAGGACGTAAAATAATTTCTGAACATGGGTTAGTTCCGTAGTGTATATCTGGATCTCTTCTTCCGTACTTGGCTGCTTGGGCTTGAGCTGCGGCCACATTGTATATGCCTCGTTCTCCTGATTTTGAATCATATAAAGATTTCCATTCTGCAATAAATTGCTCCATATCTGGCTTGCGTGAGTAAGCAACAGAATTATTTGACAATGCTCGTTGGGTATTGTTCTCCCACCAATTTCCTGACTTTGCTGCAGCCATTTCAATATCGTTAATATTAGAAAGAGAAATCATTGCTGAACGGCGAACTCCACCAACAACAACAACTTCACCTATCTTACACATAATGTCATGCGCTTCAATTGGCTTTAACTGACGGCCTGCTGCGTTCTTAAACTTTGCAATAGTAAAATCAAAAAGGTTTACAAGTGGTTGAGGACCTGATGATCTACCACCCATTGTCTTTAATCTTGCGCCTGCTGGACGAACTTTAGAGACATCGATTGCTGGGATATGTCCAGTCCAAAGTAAAGCAAGAAGTTCACGGTATGCCTTTGCCCATCCTTGTTTGGAATCTTCTACAACAATTACCGTATCTGATTTTTCAAATGCGTCTGGTATTGAAGGTAGCTTATTAACATATTTGTATTCAACAGAAAACCCTACGCCAGTTCCGCACATAAGAATATACATAGTTTCATCAAACGACCTTGGGTTATCTACTGGAACAAATGAGCAATTGTAACCTGCAACATTATCTCTTTCTAGCGCAGCGCCAGCTGTCATTACAGATCGCATTGATGGCATTACACTTCTATTAAACACTGCAGACTTTAATTCTTCAACTAGCTTTGCGTCTGGCTCGTACGAGTGTTCTTTAAATAGGTGGTCAAGCATAAATATGAAATATCTATCTACAGTCTCTCCCCAAGTTTCACGACGATTTTCTTCTGGCATCCATCTTGCGTATCGTGATAACGCAATAAAATTTTCGTATGGGTTTTTGATTACTTGTGACATATAGACCTTTTCCTCCGCCTGGCAGATAAATTAAATTTGATTGAAGTCTAATTGTATCAAATGTTATTTATATGGGGAAGCCCCTAAGAAAAATTTTTGAATATGTCTTTAAATGCATTCTTAGTCAACTGATCCCAGCTGTACTCTTTATGCATATTAGATGCTTGAGCATAGTAATAACTTGAATATGGTTTAAAGTTTAAAGAAACATCTCTCATTACTTCAAGTAGATGTTGATAGTTTGGCTCAAAAACTTTTCCTTCATGTGGAAAAGGCCATGGAGAATCTATAATCTTTGATTTTAATCTTAGTGGCCCAAGATATTTTTCATAGTGTGCCCATCCGCTTGTGCAAATTGTTGGCATTCCAGTTGCAAGAGCTTGAAGCGGTATAAATCCAAAACCTTCTCCGTAGCTAGGATAAACTAAAACATCGTGTGAGTAGTAAAGACTAACTAACTCTTCAGTACTTAAAACATCTGTAATTAAATTAATGTTTGAATAAATTTTTTCAGGAGAGCCTATTATATTTTTATCTATATAGTTGTTAAAAATTCTTGTTGTGTTAACTTGATCTGCTTTTATTGTCAAAGAGTAGTTTGGATTATTTCCAAATAATGATACGAATGCCTCTACGACCATTTGGCCAGCTTTTCTTGGCGCTGGTTCTCCTATATGCAAAAACTTTATTACTCCATCGTCTGGCCTTTTGTACGGTTGCCAAATTGGATCTATTCCGTGAGGATAAACTTTTGAAACTTTGTATCCGTTATCTTCAAATACATTTGCACACCAATCAGAAGTCGTCCATATCTCATCGCATGCATCCATGTAATACTTCCACTCATTTGGAATTACAGTTGACTCCCAAGGTGTATAGCTAATCTGATATTGATTTTTATGTAACTTAAAATGTGAAGGTTGTGAAAAGTTTAATTGCACTTTAGACTTTGGGTCTTGAAAAGGAACAAAGTGTCCTAGATTATTTAATGATTTAACTATATTCTCTGAGGCGTAGCCGTACCCGTTTTTGCTTCTTAAGTTAGCAATTACTGTGGAAAACGATATATTCATATTATCTTTCTGGTTGACTGACTTGACACTCTTTTAATTACAATGGTATTATTATAGTTCGTTATCTCTAAAGGAGGAAATGCCAATGGAGAAAATAAAGCAACAGGTTAGTGATTTGGCTCATAATCTGGTTACAATAGTAATGATAACATTATTTATGTTTCCAGTCCAGCCTACACAAGCCTTAGTAGTAAAACCTTTAGTGAAAACTGAAGCCCAACTAAAGCAAGAAGTCTTAGATAAGTTCAGTAAAGAAATTTACAAGCCATCTGAGATGCTTACAGACGAAGAGCTAGTAGTATTACTCAAGACTGTAGGATTCGAAGGAGTAGGCCTTAAAAAAGCTTGGTCCATAGCAAAGCGTGAATCTAACGGAAGACCGCTTGCATATAACGGGGATAAAAGTACTGGAGATAGTTCTTACGGAATATTCCAGATAAACATGATCGGAAATCTTGGTCCTGAAAGACTTGAGAAATTCGACCTAAAGAGTAACAAAGAGTTATTCGACCCAGTAACAAACGCAGAGATAACGTATTATATGACCAATGGCGGTATTGATTGGTCAGCTTGGAAGGGTATGACCCCAAAAGCACAGGAATGGCTATTGCAATTCCCTAAT